TATGCTCCCGGTGATGAAGGCAGTCGAGGTTCCAACAGAGTTTGACTTCATGCGGAACAGCTCAGGGCGGGCGCTCAATACCAAAGACAATGTCAGGGGCGTTATGCTAACTGAGAAGATCACGGTCAACTACAACGTGATCAAAAAGAGGATGGAGATAGACATCCCCAACATGAAGTTCATCAGCGACATGAAGGAGGAAGCCAGCCTTATAGAAATCGAGGACCGCTGCATACAGATGGCGGTGCCACACACCCGCGTCAGGGACTACATCAAGATCTTAGCCAACGAATATAACCCGGTGAAGGAATGGATCTTCAGTAGGCCATGGGACGGTCAGAACCGATTACAGGAGTTCTTAGACACGATTACAGAGGAAAGGAACAAAGAACTGAAAGAGACATTGATGCGTAAGTGGTTAATCTCTTGCGTAGCAGCAGCGCTGGAACCGAATGGCGTCGCACTGGAGGGCATCTTAGTCCTGCAAGGCGCTCAGGGGTTGGGAAAGACCCTGTGGTTCAAAAAACTCGCTGATTACGAGCAAGGGTGGCTTCTGGAGGGTGCAACGCTCAATCCGACAGACAAGGATAGTGTGAAGCAAGCAGTAAGCCATTGGATTGTAGAACTGGGGGAACTTGAGTCGACCTTTAAGAAGGCCGATCTGGACATGCTGAAGGCATTCATAACCAAGAAAACGGATGAGATGCGCTTACCCTATGACAGGGCGGCGACGACCTACCAGAGGCGCACAGCGTTTTATGCGAGCGTGAATGCTAGGGAATTCCTCACTGATACGAGCGGAAATCGACGATTTTGGGCGATACCAGTGAAGGATATCAACATCAATCACAGCATAGATATGCAGCAATTATGGGCAGAGGTAGCAATGACTTTATATAAACCCGACGTTAAAAACTGGTTTCTCACCCCCGAAGAGCGGGCAGCTCTACAGGATCAGAACGAGTCCTTCAGGGCGCAAAGCAGCGTGGAGGATCTGATACTCAACTATGTGCGGTTTGACAGTGCCAACTGCAAGCCAGTGCAGATGACGACGCTGTTACGCGATCTGGGGATTACAAACCCCCGGATGCCGGACATAAAGGATGCGAGCCGTGTGCTGGCAGAGCGTGGCATCGAGCCGCGCAAGTCTAATGGCAAGAAGGTCTATGATTTGGACTATGAGAAGCCCAAGAACATGGACACGGGCGGTTATGGCGGTGACCTGAACTATCCCAGCTTTTAGCCATGGAATGGTTGCAGAAAGCAATACAACGACTCGTAGATTGGTTGGAACAACTTTTCGATGAGAAAGACAGGAAAAACAGGGTAGCAACAGGGTATACCGAAAACAAGGATACCCTGAGCTAAACCATTGATATATAACAGGAAAGGAGTAGAAGAGGGTATAGGGTATTGTTCTACTATATTTATATATATATATATATATTATATAGAGAGAGCGCACAGTACACTTTGGGTTTTTGAAGTCTCTAAGTGTTTCAAAGTAGCTGTACCCTGCTGCCCTGTACCCTGATTGGCTACAAGGAGGCTAAATGTTTCATTCGGTTAAACCACGGCAGATCGCAGATAAACTCGTACACAAGATGACCGAAGCCGCGAGGGACGAGTACAACCTGCTGACTGAAAGCTTGACAGATCAAGAGCGTGACAGTATCAAAGATCTGGTATGGAGCCATGTGTGTAATCACTACGCTCGGAGATACAGGAAGCAGGAATGACCAAGTTTGTTTACAACAAGGATCTGGATTACGATGAGAACCTCCACCGTTGGTATATTGCAAATTGTGAAGAGCGTGAGTATCACGGTGACACACCCTACGGTTGGGAAGAAGCAAAGAAAGTGTTCAACAACATAGCGAGACAAAATGGCTGGTCGTCCTAAGAAAGAAAAACCACAACTGGTTAGTGTGCCAGCTCACTTCGAGAAGGATGAAGAGAACAACCTGACCGAGATGCAAGCTGCATTTGTCTGGCACTACACCGAAGGCGCTTGCGCTCAAACTGAAGCAGCAAGACGAGCAGGTTACGAGTTCCCAAGCTCAGCAGCTAACCGCATGCTCAACGGCAAGGACTATCCCAACGTAACCAAAGCGATCAGGATCAAGCAGGAAGAGCTGCGCGAGAAGTACAGCATTACTCCTGAGAAAACCGGGACGATGCTCTGGAAGATAGCCGAGACTAGTTTTGAGAGCGGACACTTCAATGCTGCGGTTTCAGCCATCAAAGAGCTGAATCAGCTCGCCGGTTTATCCATCAACCGATCGCAAAACCTCAACATTAACGCCAATGTCGACGCTATGAACCGTGACGACATCAAGGAGAGACTTGGCAAATTGTTAGGCGTTGATACAGACATATCTCAGAAGGACTTTTAGTCTTTCAAACATAGCGGAGGGCCGCGCCCCGCCGCCGGGGGCTGGAAATCCTCGGAAAATCCAAAAATTCGCGTAAGTTGTTGATTTTTAAGGGGAATTCCCTCTGCACAAGTGTGCAAACTCTTGCACAACGACACACGGCACTGTGCAGTGAGGTGACGTCAGGACCGCACAGGAGGCCGTAGGATCCCTATGGGGCGGCGTTTTCTGGTGGTTTGGGCTGATTTGACCCCCCTACACCCCCGCAGCGCTGAGCGGCCATGGCGGTAACGCTATAGCTGAGTTAAGCGCATTCAATATTCAAAAAAATACATGGGAAAAAGCCCGCCGGTCCTATTTGCTTGCAGGATAGAATCCGGCGGGAAGGTTGCCTAGGGGTCCGGCAACATCAGGACGTTTGAATTTAACCGTAAAAAGATTATTATCGCAAAAAATTTTTGGTAAAAAAAAATGGCCGACTCCAGAAACAAAGGCGCGGCGTTTGAAAGGGAGATTGTGCATCGCCTCAACGATTTTTTTGTAGATCAGGACATCATTTTTGATTGCAAACGCAACTTATCCCAGTATCAGACCAAAAATTTGACCGATATAGAGATTCCTTACCACGCTGTTGAGTGCAAATTCTACAAAGAGGGCTGGTGGTGGAAGGATGAGTGGTGGCAACAGGCGTGTGACTCCTGCGCCAACAAAATTCCTGTGCTGGTTTATAAATTTAACCGTAAAGGGGTACGGGTGTGTTTGCCTGTGTACGCTATTAACACTGATTTGGAAAAAAATAACGAATTAACGACCGTGTTGACCTTTGATGATTGGCTCAGCATACTCAAATTCAATTGGGACATATATGGCAGGTTAGGTTTCGATGCCACAGCTTGATGACATAGACATTTTCGACCGCGACCACATGACTGTGGATAAGTTTGACCCCCAAGGGAACCTAGTTGATAGAAAAATAATATTTTCTAGATCAGTTGAAGACACGCCGATCTTTGATAGCGCCGAAGATCAATACGTCAGGATGATTGACCCTACAACTGGTGCTTTTGTTGAAGTGCAGAGCGATTTACCCACAGTTCAGTCGTATATCGACGCTGGTTATCAACTCGAAATGCCATCAAGTGGGCCGGGAGGCTCAGTCACTCGAATTAAACGAAGAGCTAGAAGAGGCAAATCGCCTTACAAAAAGCCCGGAAGAAGAAAAGGCTCTGTTTCAGACAAAGAATATGAATCGTTCAGAGATTCTTTAAAGAACCAAGACATCTTTGAATACAACAAATACAGCCTCGGTGGTTCTGTTTCAGAGATGATGGGCCGCACCGGTCCAGATCTAACTCCTGCTCAGATTGCTAATTTAGCGGGTGCATTCGCGGATCCCTATGGAGGTGCCGATTTAACTGGAAACTATCCTGAGTTCCCGGCCAGAGATGTGTCGGTTGAAGAAATGCTTAGGGGTCCCAGAGCGCCAAGTTTTTTGCAAAATTTGAGAGAAGGTAATTTTGGCTCTGCTGCGCTGCAAGGTATCGGCGCAATCCCGGTTCTTGGTGGCATGTCAAAAGTAATTAGGGGCGCATCCAGAGCTGGCAGGACTCCTCCCGATCCCAGAATGCTCCGCGCAGCCGAACAGGGTTTTGATACCAGCACGGTTTATTACCACGGCGCTGAGTCAGACATTGAAGAGTTTTTGTTGCCCTCTAAAGAGCGAGGTCAGACTAGGACTGCCGACACGGGAATATTTTTTACAAAATCTCCTGCTATCGCCAGCACTTACTCTTTGTATCCGGGCGTCAAAAAAGCTGAAGAGCTTGGCCGCGCAGGATCGGTTTATCCTGTTTACCTGAACAAAAAAGATTTTATAAAAATTACTTCAAAAGATTTTAAGACCGGTGAGCTGGCGCCAAGGATGTGGAGCCGATTGGATTTAGACGAAATGTACGTCACATTGCCTGATGGCAAAGAGCAAAGTATTTACGATTATTTAGGGTTGGATTTAGAAACCGCGCCACCGGGGCTGCTGACAACAGATAAAATTAGCAAGATGGTGAGGGATAAAACTGACGCCAAGGGCATTATATTTGAAAATGTGTACGACACTGGCGCAGGGCTTTTTGATTTGAGAAAAGCAGAATTTGGTTATGAAAATTATTATGACAGGAAAGGAATATTGGAACCTAATTTTGAGCCTCCTAAGCAAAGGTTTGACTTATCGGCAGAGGCAGAGAAGCCTTCTGAAATTGTTGTTGCTTTTGATCCTAAAAA